CGGTTCGGCTCAGCGAATTAAAGGTCTACGAAACCGAGCTCATTGGAAAAAGACAAAACAAGTTCATGTGTCATCACCTGTCCCTGTCAACACGACCAGAGAAATGTTCGTGAAAAACATGGGGAGGTCAAACAAAAACCTTAAAGCGTGTAAAAAGGCTGGCTACAGATACTGTACGCACAAATTTCAAGAGTGCAACTGTTTAGCAGAAGTCGAACACGATCTTTTAATGGTAGATGTCAATTATTTTATAACTCCAATAGATTTAGAAAACTACATTCTCAACAACAATGTGCGATCTACACACATGTTGTTTCATGTGCCGGAAACAGGTAAGCGGTTTAAAGCTGAGTTTGACGGTGTGACTAGGTATGAAATAGAGAAAGGAATCGATCAAGTAGATGGAAGAGATAGTATGTGGATGCATGTCGATCAGACAATGATGCATACTCACCCAGTGCCGTTATGGTGTACTGAGATAATCCCAGTAGAACGAGGAGCTTTTTCTTGTACTATTAAAGCAACGTTTGAGGGATACAGATACATCACGGTTGACTATATTCCAATTCCTTCTGATACTCTAGAACAACTAGTATACACTCCTGAACTATCTTCTTCATCGAGTGAAAATGATGATGAAGAACCTTTACTAATGCCAGCTTGCTTGTCAGAGAAAGTAGATGAACAACCAAAAGAATCTAAGGACTTTATAGATTTTATGATTGAAACAGAATCAACAGAAGAAGAAGTTTTAAGTTCTACAGAGTCTGAAGACTCGTCTGACAGTGAAGATGATCTATACATGAGGTATATAGACCCTTCAACTGGATCCACAAAAACAGACACCGCCGAAGGTAACAGTTACTTCGGTTATTTCGGTGCAGGGCTTAGTTATTTAAGTCAAGGGCTACATAAAATAGCAACAGAAGCTACTGAGACCGCTCAGAACTTCCCGTTTATGTTTTGCCGACCTTGTGCCACTCAAATTCCTCAAAAACCTCCCAACAGAGAAGGTGTTTCTTATGAAAAACGTCACATAAAAGCTTACGCCAACAAGAAAACCTTCACTAAAATCTTGTCTTCTAAAGACGTCCAAGTTACCAATAATCGATTAACAGTATTTTTTGACACCAATGAGTTGAATTATGATGATATAGAAACATTTAGAGTAGATGCTAATAATGAAGCTAAGTATCAAGAATTTGAAACCATGGAGGGCTATTTAGCTAAATCATGGGAAGATGCTTCAGTATTAAGAAAAGCTAAATTTTATTTGTCATCATTACAACACGACACGTTAACGACTATAGCTAACACCGTTTTATACGGAGTTCGGCCGAAGTGGGTAACTGTACCACAGGACATTTTAGAAGACTTCAATCAACCTGCTGATCTAATAGATTTAAAAGAGACAGGTGCAACTCGATCTCCGATACACAACGTGTTGCACACTCTTCGTTCCAACCCGTGTATCTTGCTAACGGTCCATACCTTGCGAATGACTTCTTCTATTGCTATAATGCTCCAACCATACAGTATCCCTACGAAGTTGGCTTTACAGGCAATGGTTCATGGAGGAAGCCGAGTGCTCCTTGGTATGAAACAATCGTTAAAAGAAACAACGGTTTGGGGAATGACAACTCTATTAGTGACTGGTTTACAGTTAAACGAAATAAGTACAGTGGTAAGGGAAAAGTTATTAAGCCTCATGAATCACATGGGTATTATCCACCCGGACAGGGATCTTACTTGGTTATACCTGATTACGAACCCAATGAAGGAGTCCGTGTATTTCCGCTCGGTGGGCAATTGGTTAGAAAACCTTATACAGCCTCAACCAGACCTGGAGTATATTTTACAGGAATCAACTTCACTAACTCCCCTCCCCACGTTACAGCAAGTACAGTCAGCAATGAACTTAACTCCATCATCACTCGACAACTCATGTCTACCCCAGAACCTGTGGAGTGGGATTCAGCCTGGGCTTTCCTTATTAAAAACTGGGATTGCTTGTTCAGGGTTCCTACTATTGACAGGGTATACACTTTTGAGGAATGGAACACACGTCCAGACCATTTTACAGAAAACAGAAGATTGGATCACATCAAAGCTTATGAAGAAGTTTACAGAAGAGGAGGGCTCACTCGAAGAGAACACCGACGAAAGACACTTATCAAGATTGAACGCTTATGCCAGGACGCTCCGTTCGACATACGGTGCATTAGTGCCGCGAGTGACGCTTTCAATGCTTACGTTGCTCCCTCCATACTTGGTTTCTCTAAGTGGCTTTCCAAAAACTGGTCTAATGCTTGCTCTCATGTTTATTACACTAGCGGTTCTACTTCTGAAGAATTCTCGGACTGGGCTAAGTACCAATGCGATCGATTGGGTATTGAGTTCGAATCTTGTACAAAAATACTCAGTGATCAGTCGAGACAAGATGCACATGTTCATATTACTGCTCTTGAGTTCGAACTTCGCGTTCTTGAGCGGATTGGTATACCAATCCATGTAATTTCCGCATTGCGGAAACAACTAAAAACCAGAGGACTAAGTCGGCGTGGCGTCCTCTATTCTCGTTTGGGTGGTAGAAACACAGGCGACCCACACACTTCATCGGGCAATTCTTTAATGAATGCATTAATTACTATGTTAACTCTGACTCGTATGTGTCCTGATATTGACTGGAATGACCCTCCGGTAGCAATAGCTATCCAAGGTGACGACTCTTTCATTATCTGTGCCACTGAATGGGCTGAGAAATACTGGAATGAAGAGGTGTGGTATAACACTTGGCTTTATTACGGCTTCAAAGTAAAATTTGTTGAAGTAACTGAAGATTTGACCAAATGTGATTACTGCTCAAAATTATTTTGGCCTACAGACGATCATGTCTTAGGTTATTTATTAGGACCGAAACCAGGTAAAACTTTATCTAAACTGGGATGGTCCACCCGACCTCACACTAACGTGTATAAACACAACCGCTGCGTAGCTTTAGGATTAAAACCAGCCGTTGGGCATGTACCCTTTCTCCGGGAATATGTTAATCGAGTGTTAGACATTACTGACCGACCTGATTGTCAGGATGCTAAACCCGATCTTAGGAAGTATAAAGTTGAAACTACAAAACCGGTCGAGTACTGTGAAAGAACATGGGAGTTTCTTAGCAGGAAATATGACCTATCATACTCAGATCTATTAAAATTCGTTGACGTACTAAATACCATAGATGAACTTCCTTACCATCATTTATCTCATGCAGTTGAGAAGATGATGAAGGTTGACTTAGCTTAAAGCACTAAGTTGACAGGTACGGCTCCAGGTGTCGGCACCCTGGGGCCTAACACAATATAACTGAATGAATGGATATAAGCAACCTTATCAAAGAACTCGAAATGTTATTAACCGAATTGCAGCAGCAAGGAGTGACTCTTCGCAAACAAGAAAACAAACAAATAGGAAGAGCTCTCGAAGCGGACGCACGGGAGGACATTCAGAGAAATCCAAGACAAAAAGCAACCATATTCAGCAAAATCAAAAATTTCTTAGGAACACCACTAGGAAAAACAATATTAAACGCAGTTCCAACTCTGCTATCATTAATATGACTCCACACTATGACCATAGATTCCAAAATGTGACTAGACCCGAAGCAAGAAGACTAAGTAGGAAAATGTTTACTTACTCAAGAGAAGGGGGGATAATCCATAATTTCAGTGAAACTTCTTCGTTTCCTGAAGTTAAACCACCTAGAATCACAACTGGAACAGATAGATGGGGATCTTATACTGTAATAACTGGAACTGAATCATTGACAGCGCTCACTGTGAAAACCACAGCAGCACCTCTACGCGAACAGACTACCGTTGGTGACACTATATATTTTATTGGTATGTCTCCGTCATTCTTGTCTAATACTAGGATGAGATTGTTGATGGAGAATTATGAAAGATATAGATTTGAGAACTTACAAATACGTTATCAACCATTAGGAGACGCGACTTTAGGAGGTGGACTTGTTATGGTTCCTTTAACAGACCCAGACACTATATTATCAATAGGAAACAACGGGGCTCAAAAGGTATCAAGAGCAATGGATTATGCTAATTCCGTCAATTTTAACATTTACAATCACGCGTTAATGCACTTTCCAAAACATCCGGAAGATCAAGAACCGTATTTTATGATATCAGGGCATAATGCCAGGCTTGAAATTCCATATGCATTCCAAGTGTTAGCCCAAACTACATTTCAAGACTCAAATGGTGAAAGCCAAAGAGATGTAGGTTGGTTGAGATTTGACTACGAGGTAAGGCTCTACGACCCTCGATTACCAGAAATGTCTGTCGAAAATGTTTCTCAAGAAGAAAATTTTCAAAGTGTTTTATTCTCTGACTTGTTCGATACAAGCAGCGTACAGATAAACTGGCCAGTCATAGGAAACACAGATACACCGGAATGGATACTGGATGCGAATACCAGCCACGACAAAGTAGCCGTGCTTACTGTATTAGAAGATTTTATGGATACTTCAAACAATGTTTTGCAGTTACAATCTAATACTCATGGAGGCTTTACTATGTCGCGTGGATTGGTTTTGTTTTACAAAACTCATTGGGAAGATGTAATAATGGGGACGAAAATTAGATTTTACACAAACTTAGATAACTTATTTCTCGACAACGATGGAGTGACTTGGGATGTAGCACCTAATAGTGCATCCACAATGACCTCTGGACGAGCAAGAATAGATGTGTATGATTTTGACCATATATTGTGAAGTGCCG